GAAGAGAGCGAACGCTCTAGCCTGCGCTTCGGCAAACGCAGCCTGCGTCATAATGGTGTGCAGTTCGATCAGGCCAAATGCGTGACAGTGCGCGGCAACAGTATGTTGCCGGTGCTGCGCGATGGCGCCACCGTTGGCGTGAATGCCGGCAAGTGCGGGATTGGTGACATCATTGATGGCGACCTGTATGCCATCAATCACAACGGCCAGTTGCGGGTGAAACAGCTTTACCGTTTGCCCACTGGCATTCGCCTGCGCAGCTTCAACCGCGATGAACACCCGGACGAGGACTACACCTTCCAGGAAGTCCAGGAAGAGCAAATCGTCATCCTCGGTCACGTCTTCTGGTGGGGCATGTACGCCCGTTAACCTCACCGTTCTGAATTAAAACCCGCCACCGAGCGGGTTTTTTTCGCCTTCAGAAAACCTTCAGCTCCTTTGTTTACAAGGCTTCCATGCATCAGCGCATGACTTGCGCATAAATAAATGCATTAATGCATTGACTGTATATGCATCCATGCATATTCTTTGTCTCAAGCCGCTCAACAAAGCAGCTCGAAACGAAGCTCTTTAGTTCCATCACAAAGGCAGCGATGAACCGGCCTCAACGGTTCAGAGGGTTGGCAACTGACCCGGGTGTGCAGCGTAAAGCACCAGAAGCAGTTATCCGGCGGGCAGGGACCGCGGTCGGAAAAACAATCTGAATGGATCCGTACCGCGCCAGTAGCGCCGAAAGGTCAACGCGAAGGACCGCATTACTGAAAAGCCCGGCAAGCGCCGGGCTTTTTGGAATGCCTACCTACCGTCAGGCAATTCAAGAGACACCGTTTGAAAGACACACATCACTCATCACTCACCCCGGGAGGCGTGACATGACAAACGAGCAACAAGCGTTGCTGGACATGCCGATCTGGCTCGTCATCGTCCTCGCCCTCGTGGGCGGGGTGTCCGGCGAAATGTGGCGCGCAGACAAGGAGGGCGCTCGCGGCTGGTCATTGCTGCGGCGCCTGGCCCTGCGATCCGGGGCCTGCATGGTCTGCGGAGTCTCGGCAATCATGCTGCTGTACGCCGCCGGCGTGTCGATCTGGACCGCCTGCGCTTTTGGCTGCCTCACCGCGATGGCTGGGGCGGATGTGGCCATCGGTCTTTACGAGCGCTGGGCGGCCAGGCGGATTGGTGTTTGCGATATGCCGCCGCGCGATTCTCGCCAGGATCACTGAAACCCAAGACCAATGGATTGGCGAGCAGCGATGCCGTCCGGCATCCGACCCGCAAGGACGCGGGTTTTCCATGGCCAGTACCTTTGAATCAAACCCGCCCTCAGCGGGTTTTTAATGCCCGGTGAAAACCCATGAAAATCACTCCACTGATTTCGCAGCTGCGTGATCACTGCCCAACTCTCGCCAATCGCGTGGCCGCCGGCATCGACCTCACCACACTGCAAGCCAACAACCCACTGCAAACCCCTTGCGCCTACGTCGTACCGATCGCCGATCTGGTGAGCAAAAGGGTGGCACAGAACCTGAACCTGCAACCGATCCGCGACAACTTTGAAGTGACCCTGGTGCTCGACACCACGGACGCTACAAAAGCGCTGGATCTGATGCACGACCTGCGGGCCGAACTGTGGCGCGCGCTGGTGGGTTTCAAGCCCGGCAGCGACTACGAAGCCATCGCCTACGACGGCGGCGAACTGGTTTCCATCAACAGCAGCCGTGCGCTTTATCGCCTGCGTTTTTTTACCGAGTTCCAGCTCGGCCGCAATCTGCCAGGCCAGCCTGCGGAGAGCTGGCACGAACGTGAACTGGACGGCTTGTCGTCCTTTACCGGGGTCACCGTGCGGGTCGATGCGATTGACCCGGCGGACCCCAATCTGAAACGCCCGGGGCCCGACGGGCGCCTGGAACTGACTTTCTCTGGAGACGTAACCCCATGAGCAAACGCATCACCGTGCTGCCGGCCCCAGGCCGTGCCGTGCCCGACCCGGAAGCGGGCGATCTGTTGCCCCTCGAGGGCCGTGAAGTGCCGGACAACGCCTGGTGGCGTCGACGTCTGGCCGATGGCGATATCACTACCAAAGCCGTGAAAGCGGCAACACCACAGGGAGCCAAATAATGGCGATCGGATTCAGCAACATCCCCGCGGACATTCGTGTTCCGCTGTTCTACGCCGAGATGGATAACTCGGCGGCCAATAGTGCATCGTCGGCCATGCGCCGTCTGATCGTCGCTCAGGTCAACGACAACATTGCACCGGCCGACGTCGGCAAACTGGTGCTGGTGTCCAGCGTCGCGCTGGCCAAAAGCATCGGCGGCCAAGGCTCGATGCTGGCCTCGATGTACGAGACGTATCGCAAGACCGATCCGGTCGGCGAGATCTGGTGCCTGCCGCTGCACAACACTGAAGGCAGCATTGCCAAAGGTGTGCTGACCCTGACTGGTGCCGCGACCCAGAGCGGCGTGCTCAACCTGTACGTCGGCGGCGTTCGTGTTCAAGCGGCCATCGTCAACGGTGCCACTGCGGCCCAAGCGGCCACGGCCTTGGCACTGAAAATCAATGCATCCGCCGATCTGCCGGTCAGTGCTGCAGCGGTCGACGGTATCGTCACCCTGAGCGCCAAATGGACCGGCGACAGCGGCAACGACATCAGCCTGCAATTCAATCGCCTGGGCAAGAGCAACGGCGAAGAAACCCCGGCCGGCCTGACCTCGGCCATCACCGCCATGACTGGCGGCGCCGGTGTACCGGATCAAGTCGCCGCCGTGGCGGCACTGGGCGATGAACCGTTCGAGTTCATCTGCATGCCGTGGTCGGATCTGTCGACCCTCAACACCTGGCAAGCCGTCATGGATGACAGCACTGGTCGTTGGTCCTGGGCCAAGCAATTGTTCGGTCACGTCTACAGCGCCAAGCGCGGCACCATCGGAACACTGGTTGCCGCCGGCCAGGCGCGTAACGATCAGCACATGACCATTCAGGCGCTGGAACCGGGCGTACCGCAACCGTTCTGGGTTCAGGCCGCTGCACTGGCTGCACGCACGTCGGTGTTCATCTCCGCCGATGCCAGTCGTCCGACTCAAAGCGGTAGCCTGCCAGGTCTCGACCCGGCCCCGGCGAGCGAGCGTTTTACCCTGACCGAACGTCAGTCGCTGCTGAACTACGGCATTGCCACCGCCTACTACGAAGGCGGCTACGTGCGCATTCAGCGTTCGATCACCACCTATCAGAAGAACGCCTACGGCCAGGCAGATAACTCCTATCTGGACAGCGAAACCATGCACCAGTCGGCGTTCATCGTGCGTCGTTTGCAAAGCGTGATCACCAGCAAATACGGTCGCCACAAATTGGCCTCCGACGGCACCCGTTTCGGCGCCGGCCAGCCTATCGTCACCCCGAGCACCATTCGCGGTGAGCTGATCGCCCAGTACGCCAAGCTCGAACTGGAAGGCCACGTGGAAAACGCCGAGCTGTTCGCCGAACACCTGATCGTCGAGCGCGATGTTCAGGACCCGAGCCGGGTCAACGTGCTATTCCCGCCGGATTACATCAACGGCCTGCGCGTGTTCGCGCTGCTCAACCAGTTCCGTCTGCAGTACGACGACGCAGCCTGATCGCTGCGCTGACTGTGTGAATTCAGCCCACCTCGCGTGGGCTTTTTATTTGAAGGGAGAAACACCATGGGTCAACTGATTGCGGGCACCTGCTACGTCAAAGTGGACGGCGCTCAACTGACCATCAACGGCGGCTGCGAAGCGCCACTGATGGCGGTGAAACGGGAAACCGTCGTACCCGGCTTCTACAAGGAAACCGACATCGCACCGTCGTTCAAAGTCACGGCGCTGCACACTGCGGACTTCCCACTCAAGCAACTGGTGGCCGGTTCCGACATGACCGTCACCTGCGAATTCAGCAACGGCAAAGTCTACGTGCTGGCCGGCGCCTACCTGGTCGAAGAGCCGGCCTCGAAGGGCGATGACGCCACCATCGAACTGAAATTCGAAGGCATCAAGGGGACTTGGCAATGAGCGGCGCCGTG